ACATAAGAAAAGGCCTTAAGCCTTCTGGTGAGGTAATTGCCGAGACTGCCGATGTTTACGCAAAAAGCATCTCAGGTGAAGATAACTTTGACATAGCAAAAGAATTTAAATCAGCAAATAACGAGTCTGAAGGTTATTATGTTCTGAAAGATTTGCAAGTTGGTGTTAATCCTGATGGTGGTTATGTAGTTTATCCAGAGCGTGCCAACTTTACTGTTGATAGAGCTTTTGAAACTTCTCCAATGCGTCAAGTTGCTAATGTTATCTCTGGCACTTCTGATCAGTTAGAAGTCATTATAGATGATAATCAAGGCACTACTGGTGGTTGGGTCGGCGAAGGTCAGTCACGTGGTGATACAGCAACTGCTCAAATCGGTAAATTAACTATTGCAGCACATGAGCAATTTGCACAACCTAAGGCTACACAAAAGTTTCTAGATGATGGGGCTATAAATGTAGAGCAATGGTTGGCTGATAAAACCCGTGATATTATCACTCGCACAGAAAACACTGCTTTCGTTAGCGGTGATGGCTCTGCTAAACCTAAAGGATTTTTGAGTTATGACGCTTGGGCTACTCCTTCTACTATCGCTGGCGGTAAAGGTGTTTATCAAAGAGGAGCTCTAGAACAAATTGTTTCTGGTGTTTCTGGTGAAGTTACCTTAGATGGTTTAGTTGCTCTGCAAGGCTCTACTAAAGAGGTTTACCAAGCTTCCGCTTTGTTTATGATGAATAGATCGTTATACACTCCTATTCGCCTTCTTAAAGATGCTGAAAAACGTCCTCTACTAGATTTTGATCTTATGAAAAATGGTGGTGGCTTTTCTCTTTTAGGTAAGTCGATCCTCTTTGCTGATGATATGCAAGGGCCTGGTGCTGATAGTCTTTCTGTTGCTTATGGTGATTTTAGGCGTGGATATACAATCTACGACAGATTGGGGCTTCGTGTTTTACGTGATCCATACACCGACAAACCTTTCGTTAAGTTCTACACGACTAAACGTACTGGTGGCGCTGTAACAAATTTTGAGTCAATTAAACTACTCAAGTTATCTGCTTAACTAATTACTGGGGGGCTTCGGCCTCCCTTTATCTTAATATTTATAAAAGGATTTATAAAATGCCAACAAGAGACATAAGAAGCCAACTAGAAGGTCAAATAGCTTTCAATGCGGCTATAACTACTAATACTACAACTAATGGCACTATCATTGATACAGCTGATTATGACGGTGGTATAAAATTTGATATGGCTGCCATTGCTTACGCTGGGACAGGTGATTACCTTCCGCTATTGGTTGAGGGCAATGACCCTGCATTAGCTGATGCGGCTCCTGTAGCTGATGTTAATATAATTGGTACTGAAGCTGGCGCAGCTATTGGTGCTTTAACTGCTAATACTGAAGTTCTTAAGTCAATAGGTTATGTCGGCTCTAATAAGCGTTATTGTGAGTTGAGAATGGTTTCAACTGGCGTTGCAACTGGGGCAACTATAGTTGCTTTTGCCCAGAAGATGCCTGAGACTATGCCTTCTGAAGGTTTGTCAGTTTAATTATTGATGTTGGGGGTGGCTTTAATGTTACCCCTCTCATCCTTGAATAAGATAGAGTAAGAATATGATTGTAGAAATAATAAAAGATATTAAAATAGCTATCTCACCTAGAGAGCTAGTCCAGTTTACAAAGGGCAGTATTGTTGGGGCGAAGGATGGCTTCAAAGAAAAGTTACTTAAGAGATTAATTGATCTTGGATGCGCTAGAATTAATGCTGAGGTAGTTGAAGCTGAAGTAGTTAAGCCCAAAAAAGATAAAACTGCAAAGAAGGCAAACCCAGTGGAAACAACTAAAGTGATTCAACCTGAAGAAAATAAATCAGTTAATAATAAGTCTGGAGAATAACATGGGTTTAGCTACTCAGTATCAAAATGCTATAGAGCCGATTACAGCCACTATATTAAGTGGTCAGACTGAAAGTGACGAGATTCCTTTGTATGGAACGACTATAGCAGGTTTGTTTATCCCTGCTGCGTTTACAGGGGCTACCTTGACTTTTCTTGCTAAACGTGGAGAAAGTGATTTTGTAGATATGTATGATGGTAGTGGGGGCGGTGTTGTTTTGTCAAAAACCATTGCTGCTGATAAGTATGTCCCACTTAGTCCTACAGTGTTTTACGGTGTTCGGGCTATTAAAATTAAATCTGGAGCTTCGGAGGCGGCAGATAGAGAAATCCAAGTTATGGTTTATAGTATCTAAGCATGTCAGGAGAAATACTATTATTATTAAGTGAAGAGGATTCAGGGCAACAAGAGCCCACTGAATTTTTACTGTTAGAAAGCGGTGGCTTTCTGTTGTTAGAAAGCGGTGGTAAATTAGGTTTAGAATAAGGTAAAATTATGTCAAATGAAAAAATAAGCCAATTAACTGATGGTGCTAAGATACAAATTACCGATAAAATCCCAGTATTAAGAGCTGGGGGGAATGTTAAGGTTGATGTAGGTAGTCTAGCTCCATTATTCACTGTTAGTACAACTCAAATAGACAATGATGCTGTAACATTAGAGAAAATACAAAACGCGGCATCTAATGATATTTTGCTAGGAAGTGGCAATACTGGCCTTGGCAATGATTACAGTGAGGTTACACTAGGTACAAACTTAACCATGTCGGGCACAACGCTTAACGCTTCAGGTGGCGGCAGCACTAATCTAGGGTACGCAGCAAGTGCAGCAGATGGCACGGTTACTAGTGATACTGGTACTGATGCTACTTTACCTTTGGTTGTTGCGGCTGGTGATGCTGGTTTAATGACTGGTGCTGATAAGACTAAGTTAAATGGAATAGATGCAGGGGCAACTGTTAATAGTTCAGATGCTTTTTTATTAGCTAGGGCAAATCATACAGGAACACAGACACTTTCAACTATTTCTGATAGTGGAACAATAGCAAAAACAGATATAGAACAAACATATAGCAAGCAACAAAACTTTGCTGCAACAGCATTGGTAGACGGTGCTAATATAGCTTGGAATTTAGCAGATAATCAAGTCGCAAGTGTGACCCTTACAGGAAATAGGACTCTTGATAATCCTACAAATTTAGTTGCTGGTGGTACTTATATATTGACAGTAAAGCAGGATGTTACAGGAACAAGAACCCTTGCCTATGGAACTAATTATAAATTTCCAGAAGGAGTAGCCCCTATCCTTTCCACAGGAACAAATGCAATTGATATACTTACGTTCATTAGTGATGGAACTAGTATGTTTGGTGTTATACAGCAGGATTTCGCATAATGTTTACGTTTCCTAGTACTTTTTTAAGTAGCGTAGCTAGTGGCCCCACTTTTTTACCCACGGACCTTGCTAATTTGAATTGGTGGATTGATCCCAATGATTCAGCAACTGTCACTCAATCTTCTGGCTTTGTATCTCAAGTGAATGACAAGAGCGCGAGTGGTAACAATGCTATTCAGAACACAGCTACAAACAAACCTACTATTGTAACGAACGCATTTAATGGGAAAGATGCTCTTTTACTCAATGGCTCTGATAACTACATGACCATGAATGCGGCATTATTACCTACTGGGGGGGCTGCAAGAAGTATTTTTATAGTTTCTCAATCGACCCAGACAGCCCAGAGGGGCGTTTTTGCCTATGGGACTGATACTTCGAGAACGAGGTTTACAGTGCAATCAAGCACCATAGATACAAGGGCTTCTTTTGGCGGCACTAACCGTGGGAATAGTGGGCTATCGAGCATCACTGCGGTAAAGGTTGAGTCTTTCCATTCCCCTATTGGAGGGGCTGTTGATTCGATTGGCATGTATCGCAATGGTGTTGATGTAATCCCAACGGGGGGAAGTGGAATCTTAAACACTGCTTCATCGGGTGGGTTGTTGGGAGCTTTTACGGGGGTTCAACTATTCTTTGATGGCTATATATGTGAGGTTATAGTTTACGAGAGGGACTTACCTAGTAACGAAAGAGATCAGGTAACAAATTATTTAATTGATAAATGGGGTATCGAAACACCTGCACCTGACGATATAAGTAATTTAAAACTCTGGATAGACCCTTCAGACTCTGGCACAATTACTGAATCGGCTAATAAAGTTAGCCAAATAAATGATAAATCTGGCAATGGCAATCATGCTGTGCAAGGCACAAGTTCATTTCAACCGTTAACTAGCACCAATACAATAAATGGTTTAAATACTTTAACATTCGATGGATTAGACGATAGGATGAACATCCCTAATACAGGTATAGCCAATACTTACAGCTTTTTCGCGGTTGTAAACTCACTTAACTCAAGTGGAGGAGTCAGGGGGTATATATTTGGCAGGGGGGGTGCTAGCCCTCAATATGATGGTATTGGCAGACTAGGGTCTGCGGACTTTCCTGTAGATAGGTTCTTTGTCTTTAATGCCACACAAATAGTGAGTAAAGACTCACCAGTGGTATTGCCTGGCGTTGAAACATTGTATGAATATTCAAGGGATAATACAGCCATATCTATTAACGTAGCAGACACAACGCCCGCCACAGGGACTATGGCAGTGAGTTATGTGAATAGCTCATTCATAATAGGAACTAGGCCAGATATACTGGGTTTTACTGATGGGTACTTTGGGGAAATGCTATTGTATGATAAAATACTTAATGCTACAGAAAGGAATTTAATTATAACTTATTTAAAAAACAAGTGGGGCGTCTAATGACTCAATGGGTAACAGCGACAACACAAGTAATTGCAGATAATGCAGCCAATAAGATGTGGTATAATTATTTAATGGGATACGCAAGCAACACAGAGAAATTAGTCGGTGATGGTGTAGGTGAAGATTGTCTTTTATCCGATTTGGAGGGCATGACAGAAGCGCAAGTTACAGCTTTAAAGTCTTACGGAAAATGCCAAAGTACTATACAAGATGTATCAGCTCTAACGGTTGGTTTCACTAATTCTTTTATAGCGGATAACGATCCTAATTTATGGATTCTATGCCCAGATCCAGGCAGTGCCATTATGGATGGTGTGGTTAATACTACATTACAAGAGCAAGATTCTGGTTGGTGGCCTCCAATAGATTTAGAATAATATAACAAATAAAGGAAATGAAGGGTGAATTGCAATTTTGAATATAAACTAATAACCCCACCCACTCAAAACCCTATTACCTTGAGCGAGGCAAAGGCGCAACTTAATATAACTGGTTCTCAGGATGATATTTATATTAAGTCGCTAATTTTATCAGCGACTAAATTTGTTGAAGAGTACTTAAATAGGCAATTAGTAACCCAGACTTGGGCGCTTTATATGGATTGCTTCCCTTGTGGGCAGAAAATTATAATTAAAAAACGTCCTTTGGCTTCGGTTGTTAAGGTTGAATACTATCCTTCAGATTGGAATAAAGTTGATGCAAGAAGCTTATATGCAGCTACGAATTACTTTGTGCCTGAGTTCACGGAGGGTAAGGATTCAGCTATATTTAGGTTTGATGATAGCTCTTGGCCTGATACATTCACAGTAACACAGGCTGTTAGAGTTGAATTTATTGCTGGACAGGATCCAGATGATATTCCTGCCGACATTAAACAAGCTATATTAATGGCCGTTACTTTTCTTTATGAAAATAGAGGAGATTGTTGTTCAGAGTCTTCTTTACCAGGTTCTGTAATGGGGATTCTACAGCAGAATAGGGTATATAATATAGGGTGCTGTTAAATGACCAAGTGTGTAAAGGTACAAAGGACAAATAAAACGGTATGCGTGGGAGCATTGAGGGATACGATCCAGATTATGAGTCGTGCAATAAGTGGAATTAAAACCGCTTCAGCTAGTCACTTAATTAACTTTAGTTGCTTTGCTGAAACCAGGGCTTTAGTGGAGACTAAGCAGGGGGTTGAAACTTTTGACTCCACTAATATCAATGGCTTAGAAACTCATCATTTCACGATTAGGTATTTAGCTGGTATAGATAGCACTATGTTTGTGCAGTTCAATTGCAAGAACTTTAGTATAAGTAGAATAATTAATTTAAACGAAGAAAACCGCTATTTAACATTGATATGCTCTGAACGTGGCGATCCAAGTAAAAAAGTCAATGAGAGTGGATTTAGATAATGACTTTTGATTTTAAATCGGATCCCAGCAATAGGAAGGTTTTTATTCAGATTAGAAATCTGCCTGAAATTAATAGGAGGGCCATTAGAAAGGCTTTCTACTTTGTAGGTAAGGATTTAGTATCTGAGGCTAGGAGTAGTATATTAAGAAAGCCTAAATCGGGCCGAACTTATGTAGTTTATAAAGGAGGCAGAAGAAGATTGCACCGCAGTTCTGCTCCTGGTGAGGCTCCTGCTAATTTAACTGGCGACTTAAGAAGATCTGTTGATTTTAAGGTTAGGGGTGGCAATCAAATGGAATTCGGCGCCGATACTCCTTATGCAAGGCGGTTAGAGTTAGGAGGCGGGAATATTGCGGCCCGTCCTTACTTGATAGCAGCTATAGAAAAAGAGGAGCGTAATACTATGTCGCACTTCAGAAGAGAAATAGAAAAAGAGTTAAAAAAATGAAACTTATAGATGTCGTCACTCAGTTGCATGCAGTCATGCCTAGTCAAACTAATTTATTTACTACCACTACAAATATAGGTAGCATGACCAGATCAGGCTCAACTGTTACTGTCGGCACTACTGGATGCCATGATCTTTCTACAGGTGAGTTAGTTAGTATCGTTGGAGCTACTGAACCAATTAATATTGATTCACTCACCCGATTAGGCAATGTTGCTACTGCAATAACGGCTACAGATACAGATTTAACGCCTAATTATCAGAAGCAAGTAGTAATTTCTGGAGCAATAGAAAGTGAGTATAATGGTACTAAAGATTTTACTAGGGCTAACGAGGTAAGGATAAGCGGAGCAAGTCGAATTGGTTATGTTGTTACGGTGCAAACCTTTTCCGAGCATGGGTTGATAGCTAACCCTTATCTTAAGGTATTAGTTACAGGGTTCGATCAGCAAGGATATAATGGGACGTTTGTTGTGGAGTCTGCACCAACATCAAGTAGCTTTACATATACAATAACAACAAAGCCAGTTACCCCTGCCACAGGTTACGTGCCTACAGTGGAAGCAAGGAGAAGTAAAAGGGTGTTCTTCTTTCAAGTTGATAATGAGCCAAGTTCTCCAGCCACTGGAACAATAGCTTTGGAGCAGCCCCAGTTTTTGAACAATGGATATAATGGTATGTATACAGTAACTGTTATAGACGGGCTTACATTTACTTATCAAATAACTACTACCCCCCAAAGCCCAGCGCTTGGGACTAAGGTTGTTCATTCGTGCCCTAGAATCAGTGGAGCGGTGGATATTGAAGAGGCTATTAAAGCATATACTAAGCAAGCAGATCAAGATTTATGGGCTTTTGTAGTTATTGATTCCGAATCAACAAGTAAGGATAGACATACGACTGATGACTCAACGGCCACTTTAAGTAAAGGGTCAGTTGATTATAGGCTAGTAGAAGTTACTGGTTTTAGTGTGTATGTGATAGCGCCAGCTACTGAAGAGGTTGCTGGGGAAAATGCCGTTGACCTTATTAGAGGGACAGTTAAACCAGCTATATACAAAAGTCTTTTAAATATTAACCTACCAACTTATTTATCAACCGAAGCTATGGGGGCGGTAGTTCCAACATCAAATGGAATTTGGGCATATATAGGAGCATACTATACTCATAGATTCCAGTTTGAAATGGTTTCAGAAATTGTATTCGATGACGGGGTTGATCCAGATTATAACACTGCCTTTAGATGTATTAATATGGAGACAAGAAACAGCCTTAAGCCTGTGCTTTTTAACGATACATTTAACATAGGTGATTAATGCCTTGTGTTTTAATAAAAAGGATGTAAATTATTTTCATGGATATGATAAAGATACGAATAAATACAGCAATGAAGGGTTTTTTTCCTGGGCGCACTATCAGCCTCGAAGTTGATAAAGATGGTGTGGTTAAAGATCCTCAATGGAGAAGAATAGTAAAAGACTCATTTATTGATAGTTGTGTAACTATATTAGATGATGGAGTTTCTACTAAAGACGCGAAAGTAAGCGATAATAAAAAGAAGTTAAAATAAATAACGGAATAGCCCAAAATGCCAATATCTCAGCCTAATGTTACATTAAATCTATTGCCAGCCGTAACCGAAGTGTCAGCCTCGGAACAAAGAGTTTTGTTTGTGGGGCAAAAAGTCCCTGCTGGAACCGCTGCCTCAGGTGAGTTGGTTACCGATATTGAAAACAATGCGAATGAGGATGCTCTTTTTGGTGAAAATTCCCAAATAGCTTCAATGATTCGTGCTGCAAAAAGATTAAACAAAGAAACTCGCTTTGATGCTATTGCTCTTGATGATGCTGGTGCTGCTGTTGATGCAACTGGAACTATTGCTTTTGTTGGTACATCAACCGCTAGTGGGGTTCTTGATGTTTATGTTGGGTCGGAGAAAAATAGTAAATATTCGATTGCTGTCGCTATAGGTGATACAGCTACAGTTATAGGGGCCGCTTTGGTTGTTGCTATAGCCGCAGATACTAAGTCATTGGTTAGTTCAGTTAATGTAACTGGAACGGTCACCATGACTGCGGTTAATGGTGGGCTTGAGGGTAATAATATTGGCTTAAAGGTTTTGGGTACTGTTGCAGGGTTAACACATTCTGTAACAGCTATGTCAAGTGGAGCCACTAACCCAACTTTAACAAGTTTATTTGATGCTGTTGGTGATTTACGTTATCAAACAATTGTTTGGCCTTCCACATATGATTTAAGTGAGTTAACTGGCTTTTTGGATGCTCGCTTTAATGTTAACGATGACGTCCTTGATGGGGTCGGAATTGTATCTTTTGCGGATACATTTTCTAACCTTAAGGTTTCTGGGGATGCTGAAAATTCAGAGTCTCTTGTAATTCTTGGAAATCGTGTAGTTAGTTCTACCTCTAATAAAGGTGGGGCAATATTTGAGCTTAATGCTGTAATAGCGGCTCAGTTTGCAGCACTTCGTTCTTTGCGGTTGACTCCTGAGGCTAATATAGCTGATATTACAATAGCTTCGACACAAGGGGCAAGAGATTCTTTTGGTGGCCCAGCTATTGCTAGCCTTCCTTATTTCAATACTCCTTTCAATGATTTACCGCTTGTTGAAGTTGGTGAGGAATGGACAAGAGAAGAAACCGCTGGTCTTAATGCTAGTGGTATATCGGTATTAGGAAATAATCAGGCTCGTAATCAATTAATCTCTGGTGAGATTGTTACAACTTATAAAACGAATTCTGCTGGTATTCCTGATCCTACTTGGAAGTTTTTAAACCTTGTGGATACAGGTTCTAATATTAGAGAATACATGGTAAATAATTTAAAGGCGCGTTTTGCTCAATCTCGTTTAACTATAGGTGATGTTCAGCCGCTTCGCTCTATGGCTAATCAGCAAATAATAGAGGCTTATGTGGATGGGCTTTATGTGAGGTTATCAACAAATGATTTTGTTCTTACGGCTGCTGGTGAAGCTGCGTTACAGGCTTTTAAAGCTAATCGCGTGGTAACTATAGATTTAACGCAAGGTAAGGTATCAATTACGATGAAGGCGATTCCAGTTGTTCAGTTAAGGACAATTAATGGATCAATACAAATAGATTTTAGTGAAAATAGTTAAGGTAAAAATATGGCAACAGGAATAACAGCACCTACAATTACTATAAACGGTATAACCGTTCCTATAGCTCCTAATACATTCACGTTTACTGAAGGTAAGGGCGAGCAATCACTTGAAGTGCAATCTTCTGGTGGTGGAACTGTTGAATCTGTTTATATGGATAATGCAGAGTCGAAGTTAAGTAAGGTCACCTTTTCTATGAAGAATCCAGCGGAAAATATAGATTTAATACGCTCTTGGAAAAGTAATCTAAATAATAACTCAATATCAGCAGTTGCTGAGGGTTTTACTCGCACGTTTAATAATGCAGCCTTAACAAGTGACTACGAGGTTAATCTTGGTAGTGGTGTGCAAATTGATCTTGAATTTATGAGCGATGCAGCGGTTTAATATGGAAAAAACACTTAAGGTTCAAGAAGTAGAATATAAATTATTAAGCCCTATAACTTTTCATAAAGATGGACGGGGTGATAATGAGGCTACGGCTTTATTTTTAAAGGCTCCTTCTCGTAAGCATGCTAAGAGTGCTAGATATTTAAAACAAGTATTCTTTAGAGCTATGCAAGAGGTTTCTGCTAGTGCTAATTCTGCTACTGCTCCAGTCCCAGAAAAGGAAGATAATGATGATGCATTGATAGAACCTGGTGCTTTAGTCATGATATTGATGGGTGCAAAGTGTGTTGACATTAGCGATTGTATAGATGCTTTGAGAGCCATTTTAATCTCTGGAGCTGCTGAAATAGATGATGACCTTAAGTTGTCGGCCTTTAGTTATGACCAACTTTGTTATGATGACGAAGAGCGGTTGTTAGGGGTGTACATGGTCAATTTTTTGCTTTCTTTTTGGATGAAGGAAATGAGCAAGAAATAAACGATGACGCTCGTTTTCCTGTTGAACAATTAGACTTTATTATTGCTGATCTTATGGTATTTTACAAAGGTGCTGTAAGCTATAGTGAATTTAGATCTATGCCTATCGATGAGGTGTTGCAACTTAAGCAATTTGCGGATAGGATCAATAAGGAAGTTGAGCGACGTAATAAGCAAGCTAATAAGGGTATTTAATGGCTTTTAATATTAGTTACATATATCAGGCGGTTGATAAGTTTACCCCTGTTTCTAGGAAGATTGCTGCTTCTGTTGCTGGGGTTAAGAAGAGATTTGCTGGGCTTACTGCTGGCATAAAGAAAGCAAATATATCTTTGCAGAAATTCGGGCAAGGAGCTGGACGAATTGGAGGGAGAGCTACCGCATTCGCTACTACAAGCATAGGGTTGTTAGGTTTTTCAATGATTAAAGCTGCTTCGGACGCTGAAGAAGCAGCTTCTAAGTTTAATACAGTATTTAAAGCGGTGTCGGGACCTGCCAATAAAGCCGCTAAAGATTTAGCTCATAATTTTGGGCTAGCCAGAGCAGAGGCTAAAGAGTTATTGGGTGGAACTGGTGACTTATTGACTGGCTTCGGCTTTTCTCAGAATAAGGCTTTAGAGTTATCAGTAGGGGTTCAAGAGTTGGCTGTGGATTTAGCATCTTTTACTAACTTTAGTGGTGGTGCTGCTGGCGCTAGTGCGGCCTTGACTAAGGCTTTATTAGGAGAAAGAGAATCTATAAAAAGTTTAGGGATTTCTATCCTTGAAGAAGATGTAAAAAGAAAGGTGCAACTTTTGCGTATGCAAGGAATGACTTTTGCATCTAAGCGCCAAGCTAAGGCTTTTGCAACATTGAAATTAGCGCAAGAGCAAAGCAAGAATGCTATAGGAGACTATGCAAGGACAAGTAAAGACCTAGCTAACCAAACAAGACAATTAAATGCTAGGTTTAGCGATTTCAAGGTAACATTTGGGAAGATAATGATACCTCTAGCTTTGAAGTTGGTTAAGGCTTTGCAAAAGGTTTTTTTAAAGCTTGAAGCTCTCTCGCCTCTAACAAAAAATATTATACTTGGAATGTTGGCTTTGGTTGCTGTGTTAGGCCCAGTGTTGTTAGTTCTTGCAGCTATAGCCGCGGCCATAGGATTTTTAGCTACAGCGGCTGGTGTAATGGTACTTACTGTCGCTGGCGTTGGGGTTGC